TACCTGTAATTGAGCCGTCTGAGATAGCTGATACAGTGACTTTACGTCCACCACCAGTACGATCCGAAGGAGCCGCAATGGAAAGTGAGGTAGAGTTACCTAGTGATAGTGTAGATGTAGCCGCCGTATAAGTTGTAGCTTCTGCTGAAGTTACGTGAACTACGTTTGCTTCTGTGTCTAGTATGGTTAAACCATTATCAAACACTCTGTTGTCTAGAAATGCCATTATTATTCTTCCTGTTCTTCAAGAGCTTCTTGCTCTTCTGTTTCTGTTTCCCTATCGGGGTCATAATTTAGGTCTGCTATGTCCATAAGGTTTTGTATAACCTCTGGATGGTCACTAACGCTAATATCTGCGCCGTTAAGGTTACGCAAGAACCCTGCAATTTCACGTAAGTCGTGAGGTGCAACATCGCCAGCTTCGATAGTCGGCATCAACGAATAGTCCAGACCGTTCAACTCCCACAGTCTCTCGACTAATTGCTTATTGAGGACATCGACAATTTGCTGGATGTAACTCTCAAGTGCGCGGAGGAACAAGTCTGTCTTGCTCTTCGACAAAGCGTATGAACCGCCTTGACTACCAAGCATTAGGAACTCTGACAAGACACTCCTAGCAATATCGTGTTGATACCTTTTTACTATGGGGTCAATGTCTATGTTCCTAGAACCACTTGAAGACATAAGCTCCACATCAACTAACCTAATATTAGTAGGACTTCCATCCTTATCAGGGTATGTATCTGAAGGAGTAATTATGTAACCTTGTTCATTAAACTTAACGTCACGTAGTATCTGCTCAAGATTAGACTTAAACTGTACTTGTGATGATGTAGCATCTGGGGATAGGTACTCCGATGGAATACGTGCTACTGGAATACCTGCTAACTCTCGCTCTACAGCAATCGCTTCAATAGCTTGTAAGTTATTAAGATACTCATAAGAAGTATAAGCGTTACGCAAGATAGAACGCCCACTAGGATCTCCGTTAAGGCTAGTAGTACGATAGTACAAGCTCTTACGAGAAGGGATATAATGTTTCGTAGTACCTGCATAACCACCATCTTGATAGACACCTTGTATGTCACCAGTCTTATTATCTACATCAAACCTAGATACTGTCCAAGGCGCTCTCATTGCTATCTTACGTACACCCATTCTACCATCAGTATACTTAGATCTCTTCTTATCATTTGATTGAGTAGGACCAACTCTGCGTTTGTATACTACTTCGAACCATGCAAAGCCATACGACAAACAAGATAGAGCTTCAGCTATGTGATCGTCTAGCGTATGATCCATATCACATAAAACACTCTCAACAAATTCAGCTTCGCGTTTAGCTTCCTCAGAATCGTCACAAGGACATACTTTTAAGTCTACATCTCGTAAAACCTGTTCTGTAGCGTACATAACTGCACCAATAGTACTGTCATTATCACGCATTTCACGGTACTTTCGTATCGCTTTTTTGCCTCGTAACTCAGGCAGAAACTCATCAGACCTTATCTGACCGTTAATTGTATTTTCACCAGAGATACCTAGTATCGCTGTCGATTCCGTCTGTGAGAGTTTCTTTACCATTTTACTTTAAGCCTTTAGCGTTAGAATATGCCAGAACTAGCTGTGGTTTTGCATATCCATTAAGTGATAGATCCGTTATAGCCCATACCATTGCATCAAGACGGTCTGGTGAGCCTGTGGACCCTAAAGGTTCCCACTGTACCATCTGATCCTCTAAATCATTCAATCCTTTGACGTGTTTGACTTTACCTTGCTCATATAAAGCAGAGACAGGTTCAGCACGAGCCATTTTGCCTCTACTTGCGTGTACAAGTTTGACTGGCACGTTTTCGTCTTCAGTGTGCAGAGTGTGACGCACCATATCTCCACCTTGGTTCTTCTCCGCTACTATGCGGTCAGCCATGTGTTTACGATATAACTCAATGGCTTTAGATGCCCATTGTTGCGGTGTGTAACGATCAGTGTGATCTTCTAATACGTAGGCTACTCCATTAACATCTATGCCAGCGACAATCATACCAGTCATATCACTATCAGTATTCGATGTAACCGCAGGGTCGATGGAAATTATGATACGTGCTAACTGAGGAACTTCGTCCTTGTCTATCTCACATGAATGTAGGAGTTTCCTATTCCAAAGCGCACCTGACGCTTCGTCTAATACTTCTGCATATAATTCTTGCCTACCAAGACGTGTGCCTTCATAGGTCTTCTTAACTGCATCTAAGAAAGTGCCAGCTAAGTTAGCCGCATTATCAAAGGTGCTTCCTGTACTAATAAGTGTCTTATCATCAGCGATAATACCTCTTAGCAGTTTTGTTGTTTTGGGGGTTGTTGTTACAAAGACTTGTGGCTTACGTCCTAGACGTAGACCGAACATCATCATGTCCCAAGTCTCTTGTGCATTGCGCCAAGCGCAAAGTTCGTCAGTCCAAGCACTGTATGCCTGTGGACCACGAAGTCGTTCTGGATCTTCCGCAGAGAAGAAAACAGCCTTAGCTCCATTCTCCCATGTTAGTGTACTATTAGTTGGCGACCAAATAGGGAAACCTAAGTGTTTACCTCTATATGTTTTATCACCTTTCCAGCAGACGTTTAAAAGTCCACTGTCTCCTTCTACCATAACTCTTCTTACATCACCTTTAGTTGGTGCGACACAATGAACAATCTTGTCACCCTTCTTAATGCGATGTCTTACCCATTCTGCTCCAGCGCGAGTTTTACCCCACCCTCGACCAGCTAATGCTAACCATGTTGTCCAGTCACCTTTCGGTTCTAGTTGATCTGGTCTAGCCCAGAAGTTCCAATCATACCTAAGCTCATCAGCCTTTGCAGGTCCAATCTCTTTTAGTATTCTGTGTACTTCTGCATCGGGTAATGCTCTTAAGTCATCAGCTGTTATCTTCATCGGGATTTACATTCTTTCCTAGTAGAGACATAACGCTATCTACTGCGGCTAGATCTTCATCTGGATCTGCCTCTTGCTCTACTTCATTCACAGTACTGTTAGGCGACCATCCACCTTTAGATCTTAAGTAAAACTCTGCGGCTTTAAAATCGCCTTGTAATGCACTGTTGATAACGACATTACCTATCTTACCTATTATATCTGCTCTAGTCTGTGATATTAGTTCTCCGTACAACTTATAGAATGTAGCTGAACTAGAAGGAGCATTTTGATATTGCTGGATCGACCCCATAATATCTTTTACAGAGACACCATTCCTGATGCCTTCAGTAACTTTCTTAGCGATTATCTCACTGTACTTTGTAGCTTGAATAGTCATAGTTCTTCTGTACCTTAATAAAATAAACCCACATCGGCATGACCACATCTAGTTTTGTTAACGACAATTGGAAAGGTTCGTCATGGTTGTGGGGGAATTTGATAGGCTACTACTTACGTATATACTTACGTTTTTATATTTAGTAATATATATCATTAAGTTATATAACCTAATGTGAGAAACGTAAGTAGTACCTCTTATGTATATATAATGTCTTATTATGCAAAAGTGTGAAGTAAGTATTTTAACTATTTTATAAGTCGTTGATATATAACAGTTCTTTTTTCTTGACAGCTTACTTAAGTGGGTAGCCAATGTCACCTTCTTGTGTCGTTCTCTTGTAATGACTCCGTGGGAAAATGATATAGCCGCCGTACCTGTGACAATATGACACCCCTTCGAACCTACTTTATTTTTTTTTATGTTGGAAATCATACGTGTTAGGGGGCCGCAGGTGATTCGCCCGCAGTAATCTGGAGGGTCCCACCAAAGTGATTCGGCCTTGACAAATAAATCTGTTGCACTCAGCGAGCGAATCGGCTGGCATATATTAAACAGTTTAAGTAACAACAACAGTATAAAATAAGTTTAATGTTATACTATTACATAGGATACACTGTTGATAATAAACAACTAAAGACTCACGCAAGTAAATGCGCGAGCCTACTGGGAGTCTACTTAAACTTAATTATCATTTAACACCTCTTATATTAAACTGTAGATAAGGATAACGCTTTTTGCACTTGATTAATCGTTGCAATGCTTGCGCTCGACTAGGCTCGACATAGTAACAAAACACTTTGCCGCTACTGAATACATTAACTCTAAACATATAAAGAATCCTTCAATAAAGCATATTCGAAACTAGTTAGAGAATAAAAACCAATGTTACCTAGCTTGTCTATATCCATGTTATTGCAGACTCTCCTTGCACCTATAAACGTTGGATATATGCAAGCCGTAGTTAGATAAGATTGAAAGCGTTGGGTACGTCGATTCCAATAGTGAGTCGTATCATAGCCTAGGCTTGTA